ATTTTTTGTCAATACCCCAATTTCCTCCCCTGCTTGGAGGAAATTTTTAACAATTTTAAAATACACGACATCAGGATACACTACATCAGGGACTTCTAAACGACGCAAAAATGACGGTGCACGGCGCGCGCTTTCTACGCTTTCGAAAAAAGAAGCCCCTTCCCCTTTACCCCACAAAACCTTTTTCCATCTATGAATAAGATGTTCTCTCATGATCTTTCCTCCTTTTATTTCGGGACTCCGAACATTTTCATGGGTTTCAGCCGCTTAAACCTGCGGTTAGACACCCTAAATTAAAGCCTGTCTGATGACTTGGGCGGAAACGACTTCCCCCAAATCAACTTCATTTAAATCACAGACCTGAAACACTTGCTGCTGGATTGGAAATGCTTCATCATACTTTACCAGCGTGCTTTCACCGCCCGCAAATTTGATTTCCAGGGCATCCGCCGCTCCAGGAATCCCTTCAACTCTTTCTTCTAATATTTTCATTCTTGCGCCCTCTGCATAAAGCTGTTGTTTCCTGGGGCTCAGCCCCAGGAAAAAAAAGATTGCCTGCTCAATATATTTCGGGATTGTCCGCTGTCCCGATTCCCATTTAATGATCATCGGCTGCCGGACTCCCAATAAGCGAGACATCTGGCTTTTATTCAGAGCCAGATTTTTCCTGATTTCCTTGAACTGCTCGGCTGTCATTTGCCTTCCTCCAAAATGACAGCCCTGACCGCTTCCATAATTTGTGTTTTTCTATCATTTCCCAATCCCTTATATAATTCAAAATCCCCGCGAACCTGCACAAATTTCTTTGCTGCGCAATCCCAAGACAATTGATTTTCTTTGTGATGGATAGGCGAACCTGAAAGAGAAACATAGATTCTTTTTTTCCCATAGTTTTCCCAATTTTTGAATTCGGCGTCTATGCCTTCCACCACTCGAATTTTTTGATTTTTCATGAGACACTCCTTTTTTGAGGTGAATGTTTTATTGATTTATGCTATTTTTTTCTGCCTCAAAACAATGAGTAACAGTGATTTCCCCGCCAAGCTCATCCTCTGATACTTGGCGGGAAATAATATATTTTTTCATATCACTTCCCCGAAGAGTATGGGAGGTGAACGGACTTGCCTCTGAATGCCTTTACGAGAGCCGGATAGTCATTCGTATTCTCAATCCACTCTGCTATTCTCAGCCGATCTTCTACACGAACTTCTTCAGCCGATGGGATTAAGCGAGGAATCTCATTCACAAACACCCCAGCGGACTGAAATGCCTCAAACAGCTTTGCAAATGTAGTGCTGCCAATTTCTGCATATTGCAGGTGGAGAATATTCCCGTTCGTGATAAACATATTAATTTTACTTCCCGTGCATGACTCATATTTGAGCCATGACACCTCGGAATCAAAATCAAACTCTTCATAGGTAAAGCCGTCTTCTGCCTCCTCTTGTGCTTCATATCTCGCCAGATCTGAAGCGAATTGAGAGAACTGCCCTTCTATACAAATTCCTTTCGGCTTCAAAATTCGGATTACCTCTTTTAAAACTGTTTGTGGGTATTCGTAAGACAACCCGTTAAAAGCGTTTCCTTCATGCCCAAAAATAACTAAATTTTCCATGATTACATCCTCCTGAAATTTGTTGATAAACTTTGTGATTTCGATTACATCTTATATATATGCTATAGTCATGCCAAAGTTAAAGTATTTTAAGTTTTTCGAGCAAAAAAATACTACCATGTCTCAAAATGCCTACTATTAAGCGGAAGTTAGGCGCATTTTTTTTCAGAAGATTGAAAAGCCGCGAGGATATTGGCAGAAAAACGCCATGCCAACTTTCGGAAAGTGACAATTTTTGTCCTACTTTTGTAGGACTTTTGGCGCGTTTTGGCGTGGTGGGGTGCTCGCTTGCCTACAGAATAAGCGAAAGTCATGCGGTGACAATTTTTGTACGGGGGGGTGACAATTTTTGTCCTACTTTTGTCGTATTTGTTAAGATGTCATGACATAGTAATTTTTGCGGAGAAAATCCTTGCTTTTTGCCGCAAAAGGCATATATTATACTTGTCGAAATAAGAATAGAATACTTGTAGAGCAGGCGGAAGATGGCGACGGAGGCGACTCCTTCGCAGGGTTTTCTATTCACCCTCGACACATCTTCTTGACCTGCTTTTTTTATGTATGCAAAGACTAACAATAAATGAAATATGCTTTATTATAAATGCTCTCCACTACTCGCGTCAAAAAATTGAGGACTATGAACATTATCCATCGTATGAATTTAAGCAACAACGCCTTCATGAGGTTGACGGCCTCATGGAAAAACTAAGAGAGATGCGAAAGGAGGGACAAAATAATGAATAGAGAATTGCAGATTGATCAAGAATTTCAAGAACTCATCCCCCCGCTCTCGCAAGAGGAACGCGCCGGGCTTGAACAGAACCTGATTGACAATGGCTGCCGAGTCCCTTTAGATGTCTGGCAAGAAACCAACATCCTCCTTGACGGACATCACCGCTATGACATTTGTATGCGCCATAATATCCCGTACAAGGTGAACTTGCTTTCACTTGCAGACCGGAACGCCGCGCAAATATGGATAATCCGTAACCAGTTTGACCGGCGCAACTTGAACGCATATAACCGCAGCGTGCTTGCCTTGAAAATGGAAGGCATTTACAAGGAGAAAGCGAAAGAGAATTTAATTGAAAAAGGGAGAGAATCAGCATTAAAACAGCATGGGAGGGTTTTGGAGAATTCTCCAAAACCCATAACTCCAGTTGATACAAGAAAAGAGGTCGCAAAATCGGCGGGTGTATCTGACAATACTATCGCACGAGTCAAAAAGATAGAGGAAAAAGCCACGCCGGAAGTCAAGGGAAAGCTCGAACAAGGCGAAATCTCTATCAATGAGGCATATAAGCAAGTCAAAAGAGAGGAGCGTAAAGAAAAGCAGAGAGAGAAAGAAAACAGTCTCATCGCTATTATAGACAAAGACAGTCCCCTTTATACGCTTACTAAGGCGCAGGATGTCATTCAATGTGCTGCTCTTATCACAGACCCGCCGTATGGCATACTTGATGAACCCTGGGAACCGAATGACCTTGAAAACTTTACATGTCAATGGGCTGCTCGTTGGAATGCGTGTAACGCGGATACGCTCTCTATTTTTTGGAGTCAACGCTATTTATGGGAAGGGCGAAAATGGTTTGATAGGATGTTCACAAACTATGATTTTCAGCAGATGTTAATTTGGGTATATCGGAACAATAAAAGCCCACAAAGCCGGAAAGGATTTAAACAGACCTGGGAACCGATTTTTTTCTATCGTAAAAAGGAATCCACCCGGGAAATTGGAATTGGCGCGGGAACATGGGGAGAAAATTGTCATGATATGGATACGCATATTGCCGCTGTTCCTCAGAGTAATTTTAATGATGCCAATCGAAAAGTCCATCCAGCGCAAAAACCTGTTGAAGTCTTGCAATGGCTCATTAACGCAACAACGCGACCGGGGGAACTGGTTGCCGATCCTTTTATGGGGTCTGGCACAACTGGAATTGCGGCTTTACAGTTACAACGTCGGTTTCATGGGATTGAAAACAATCCTGCAATCTTAGAACTTGCACAAAAAAGGATAAAATGTTATGGGAAAATTTCATGAACTCTCAACTGTCCAGTTTCAAATACAGATGAAGCCTGCCGCTCTTGCAATCTATCAACGGATATTCCCGGGGTCAACCATTGAAGACCTCAGAGAGCATGGCGTCAATGTCCATATCCTTGACAAAGAATTTGGGATTGATGCGCTATGGCATTTAGAATCAGGACAATGGATAAGCATTCAGGAGAAATATCGAAATTCTGCCGCTCTCTCTTTTGGGGACTTTACGATAGAATACAAAAATGCAGCGGGAACTTGCTATGAAAACGATGGGGAATGGTTTAAACTTGGAGCGCAGCTTTATTTCTATGGGTGGGCGAATAAAAATAACTCAGGGTTTGAAAAGTGGGTAATCCTTGACATCCCTAAATTGAAACAATGGATTGAATTGCATGGGGGACTTGAAAGAGTAGGGAGGCTTTGTCAAAATAGAAAACATGGGAAAGCCTCATTTTATGCAATCCCTATACAAAACCTTGAACCCTGTTTTTTTGCAGATTATCGTAAATTTAGAAATATTCCCGATAAGATGCGAACAGATGTTATCCCATTTAGCGAACACCGCGAACAATACCACGTCGAACCACAGCAACGCTCTCTCTTCGGGTAAACAGCAAAAAGCCCAAACACAGAGAAGAGTGCTCCGTGTAAGGGCTTTTCTGGAGGACGCATCAAGAGTATGAACCGAAATGAAAAACAATACCCCTTAATGGTTATTCTTACGATAGGTTCTCGCCTCGCAAAAGTCAAGCAAATTTCACAAATTGTAAAAAATCGACCATCTTGATTTGACAAATGACAATACTACAATTATACTACTTGCAGTAGTATTTTTGTAGTATAAATTCACAGACAAATCTATAGCAGAGGAGTTTACAGCCATGATTAAAGCAGGGACATATATGAGTATTGTCGGCGTCTTATTGATGTTTGTCAGTCTTCCGCTGGGGATAATTATCCTTCTGGTCGGTCTGGGCATTTTTGTCGCAGGTCGTCTTGAAAATGAAGGAGGCAAAGAATGAAAACATATTTTGGCTTTGCGATTGCCGACAGCATGTTCCCCCCATTTGCCACGATAGACAAGCGACCGTTGGGCATGGGGACGCGCAATTATCACGACGCAAAGCGGGAAATCGAAACCGCTATCCCTATCCTGAATCCGTCGCACACGGCCACGATTCAGGCCATGAACGACCGCTATGGCTTGCAAGTCACTATCCCGGCAACCCCGCCAAAAGTCGCGCTACGCGCTGGAGACCAGGTGATTGTCATGGGCGTTCAAGGGATTATTAGTATACTTGATCCCATTGTCAAGACCAAAATTCTTCACCAATAAGGTGGAATGTTATAGTCCAGTCTATATTAGCGTTTTTCTCACATCATGCAAAGTATTTTATAAAATATTTAAAGACGTGGGTAATAATATGGAATTACTTGAAAAAACCATTGACCGATTGAAAGCCTTTGAACCGCAAGAAGGCTATTACGGTGCATTTTCAGGCGGCAAGGATAGTCAAGTTTTATATGCCGCCGCACAAATGGCAGGGGTCAAGGTGGATTGGCATTTTCAGCAAACTTCTGTTGACCCGGTGCAGTTGTTGCGATTCATCAGACAAAACTATCCGAAGGTTGAGTGGCATCGCCCGTCAAAAACAATGTTCCAGCTTATCCTTGAAAAGAAGATGTTGCCGACTCGGTTAATACGGTTCTGCTGTGAATATCTGAAGGAGCAAGGCGGAGCGGGGCGCGTTGTGTTGGTTGGTGTGAGGGCAGAAGAAAGCTTTAAACGCTCACAATATCAAATGATCGGTTTCTGCCAGGAAACACACAAAAAACTTGTCAGGCCGTTGCTTGACTGGAAATGGGGCGATATTTGGGGATTTTTGGCAACGCAGAAGATTCCACATTGCGAACTGTATGATCCGCCCTATAATTTCAAACGGATCGGGTGTGTGGGTTGCCCCATGCAGGGGAAAAAGATGTGGCGTGATTTCCGCCTCTTTCCGAACTATAAACGGGCGTATTTGAACACGATTCAAAAATTGATGGATATGGGTAAGTTCTCAGATTTTCATTCTCCTGAATCTGTCATGAAATGGTGGGTTTCTGGTAACAATAAAAAAAAGTTTTTTGCAGAAGAAGCGCAGCAGTTCTTTTGCTTTGACAATTGATGGGGTTATATTCAAACTTTGATTATGAAATTCCTTGCATCTACTATGAAATCTTTTTCATAGTAGAGAAAGCCCTGGAACGGCTGCCGCGCCTCACTGACCGGCGCGAATATACGCTGGATGAAATTGAGAGTGCCACGTTTACGTTTTCCATTTACACACTCTTAGAGGAGGGAGAAGCATGAAACATATCGTTGGTTGCGATTTAGGCAATTTTCATTCCAGGTTTTCCGACCTGGACAAAACTGTCAGCTTTCAGAGCGTTGTCAGCTATGGCGTGGAACTAAGCACGGAAGATCTGCGAACCACGAAAACCTTTGATTTTGTCGGCGGGATTCGCTGTGGAGACATCTCACTGCCGCACATCCGGCATAAAGACGACAACTGGCTTGAATCGCCGGAAATTCTCTTGCTTTTCCAAATGGGATTATCGGAGCTTCTTACGCCAGATGATGAGATGCAAGAGGTTTTAGCCGTCTGCGCGATTCCTTACAATCTCTATAAGCATTCCAGAGGGCAGCTTGAACGCCATCTCTCTGGAAACCATAGCTTTCTCAGGCGCGGCGCGGTCTGTGAACATGCGCTGCATATCAAGGTGCTCGAAAAGCCACAAGGCTTGACAACGGTGTATCGAGAGCTACTCAATAACGAAGGCAAGCCCTTCTCGACGTTGGCGATGGATTTAGTCGGCGTGGTGGACATCGGAAGTCGTGACGTGAATATCCTTGCCTGTAAGGAATTCACGGTGATAGATCACATGTCAGAGACGCTGCATGAAGGCTGCTGGAATCTGATTGACAATATTCGCAAGACGCTGGCGACGAAATTTAATCGTCCGTCGCTCTCGGAATTCGAGGTTGAAAATGCCCTGCGGAGCGGCCTGTTTTGGGATGGGAGTGACTACATCTCGCTTGACGAATATGCTGATGATCACAAGGCGCATTTCGTCCAGATGATTCTCACTGCCATGCAACGTCTCTGGCCGGATACGCAGGCATTTCGCCGGATTTATATTACCGGTGGCGGCTCGCTGCTGGTGGGGAAAGAGATTGAATTCGAGTTTCCCCAGGCGCACCTCTGCTCAGAACCAGTCACTTCCAATGTCGTGGGCGCGGCGAAATTCGGGAGGCGACTTCTATGAGACTTCGACGACAACAATACACGATTGCCTGGCATGATCATGAGTTCCCGCTGGTGACGCGGGAACATCTAAAAACCGTCAAGCGCAAAGCCACGCGAGAACCGGGCGTGTTTCGCAAGCTTCTCCTGGAAGCAGCGGAAGACCGGCTGCGGCAAGGGACAACGAGAAAGACGCCGATTGAACGCTGCGAGGAAAAGTTAGACGAACTCCTAAAACATGTCCGGCAGGGGGCGCGGTTGCCTGTCAGCGAAACGAGGGAGAATGATTCTGATTCCGGCGACCTGACTCAAGAGGAGCGGGAACGCCTGGAGCGGATTCTGAATATCACATGAAGACGATTGATTCCCGTGACGCGAAAGTCCATTATCTTTTTGAGGGCTTGCTTGCCGGAGAATTGCAGACCATTTCTGACGAGCAGCGAGTCATCTTGCTTGACGCGATGGTTCGCGCCTATCCCGGCCTCAAAGCCCGTGCAAAGGCTCATGCGAAAACCATCGTTGTCCGCGAAAGCCCTCGCTCATTCCATCAGGACGGGCGGCGCGGGAAACCGCAAAATACGGAATATCGGTCACGCAGTGACCGAATCATTACGCGAATCAAACACGTGTGCGTACTGCTCATCGTTGCACTCTCTGTGGTGTTCGGATGGTCGTTGTACGTACAATATCTACAATAGGAGACGTTATGAAATTACGAATATTCGGAGCATTCTGCGTAGTACTCTTGACCCTGTGGGTACAACCGAACTGCACGCCGCGCTATGGCGTTGCAGCCAATCAAACCTCAGTGCGAAAAAACCCTTACGACGGGGGGCTTGAGGCTACGACGCAGTTATCACCTGAAATGACGCCTGACCAAATTCAGGCGGTTGGGAATCTGCAAAAAGACCAACTTGAGTTCGGCTATAATGTTATGAAGCAAGAAAACGAAATGGTCAAGAAAGCGCAAGAATCCGATTTAGCAAAGACGGTCATTCGATGGGCAGGGTTTTTGGTCGCATTTATCGTCTTTGTCGCCTTGCGAAGTGGGCGAAAAGACAAGCAAAAACGCTATTATGAGCCGGAAGTCACAAGACTTGAACCGGAACACGAAAAACCAAGCGCCATGAAAGAAATTATCCAGGTTGTTGAAAAAAGAATGAAATGAGGGAGCCATGAACCTGAAAACGGTCAAAACCATTGTGATATTAATTGTTGCGGTATTTGTGGGGAGTGCGATTCTGCTCTTGTCGCTCAAATATGAGCCAGAGCAGAAAAGCACTCGCCGGATGATTGCAGAAGAGGAGATTTCTATTGAATGGCAATGGTATCGGCTCACTACGAATAAGATTCTTTATGCGGCGATGCCTGCTATATCAGGGGTGTCTCTTCTGCTCTTCTTGTTTCTCTTTGGATTGTCGTTTGTCCGCAAGCAAAGCGTTTTTCATGCACATATCGGGGAGCATTCCGATATTCCGATTCATTATCGGGACTTGCGCGACTTTTACCCGGTCGCAGTCAACCTCTCCTTAGCGGAAATCGAAGCCTCTGTGAGCCAGGGCGCGGACAAAGCGTTTCATATTTCCGAGAAAATCTTGACTGCGCTCATGACACATTCACGCGCCTTGCGTCCGGCGGAGATGGACACGCCATCGCAAAACGCCTTGCCTGTCAGCGTTCCGACGTTTCGCGCGCTCTTGCAAGAGGGCGTGCTTGCTCCTCATAAACCGCTTATTTTTGGGTTAACACAGGCAGGACATATCAAAAGTGGGTCCTGGTCAGACTTATTTTCATCTGCAATTGCTGGTCAAAGTGGGCAGGGGAAAACAAGCACACTCCGGTCATTGATTGCGCAAAGTCTGTTGACTGAACAAGTCGCCTTGTTTTGGATATTAGATTATCACTATCCACACCATGAGAGCTTACTTGCATCATTGGGGGCAGTCAAAGACTGTCAACAGGTGAAATATGCCGAAAACCGGCTTGACACGCTCAATCTCATTAAAGAGATAGACGCCACACTTGACACACGTCTGAACGGACTTGAATCCTCACTGCCGGTCAAAGTGGTGGTCATGGATGAAACGCTTATGCTGGCAGATAGAATGCCGGAAGTCAAAAACTTAATTTTCAGGATTGGAACTGAGGGGCGTAAAGCGGGGATGTATGGCTTGTTTTCGGCGCAAACCTGGAAAGCGCAAGACGTGGGAGGGTCAGATGTGAGAGATAACTTAACAAGCATTATCGCGCATCGCATGAAACAGCGGCAAGCCCAAACCCTCTTGCAGGATAGAGAGAATGTCAAAGCGGTCAAGCACTTGTCAACGGGGCAGGCGTTATTTGTGCCGACAAAAGGCGATCCTGAAATTCTCAATATTCCTCTTTGCACTCCGGGGGATATGCAAGAGGTATCAAGATTGCTATTGCTATCAAAAAACAACATCCTGAACGCCTCACAGCCTCAAGGCGCGATTGAAATAAGAAACGAGATAGAAACTACGCAGAAACGAGAAGAAACGGCAGAAACGACGTTACTTGTTGATGTAGATATATTGCGAGAAACGGTCGTTTCCTGGATAGAAACGGGAAAAGAAACGATCTCTGGGCTTGCGAATAAAATTGAGATGAATAAGGGGCAGGTGTACCGATTCACAAAGGGCGAACAACCTTCAGAGGCTTTACACGTTGCTTTCTCATCTTACTATCAGAAACGGGCAGAAACACCATAAGAAACGAGGAGAAACAGCGAGGAAAGCCTGCCAGAAAAGCAAGAGGCAGCGTACCGGCCTGCTTTATTTCATGTTCAAAAGCGGTTATCGGTATCATTGCCCGCGTTGCGGGATGCAGATCGCCGCTGACAATTAAACCGCCTGGTCTTTGTGCTCTTCGTCTTTGAGCAGATTGATCACTTTATCCAGGATTTTCGCCTCAATTTCATTTTCTAACGTATTATTCTCCAAAGCCCTGGGGCGCGATACCTGAAAATTAACGCTCTGCAAGGCTGTCATGACTTGCAGCGCAATGCCGATCACGCTCTGGATAAAGTGCCCAGTCGCCTCTAAATCCTGCCTGGTCTCTTCAATGGTCTCTTCAATGATTGTGGTCATGTCTTCGATATTCATTTTTCCTCTCATTATGTTACCCTCTTATTAGGTGTATTGTTCAGGCAAACGAGTCTTCTTGCGCCTGCCTGTATCGAGATTGACAGAAATATACATTGTGAGTCGTATATTGGCAATAACGTTTGGTATGGCTAACGCCCATGGCAACCAAACGTTATAAAAGGGGTGATAAAACAACATGCACCCCCCTGCCCAAAACGCAGACGTGCCAAAATACCAGAGCATGAATGTGCGAAACTTCCCATCTTGTGTCTGATGCAGCTTATAACAAATGAGCAAAAAACAGACAAAGATCACGGCAAAGCCATAATTAATAAGGGCTGGATTTCGCATGATAAACATTCCTGCCCACCTTGAGATTTCACGTTCCATCATTCGCCTCTTGTAACATTTTTTGTATCTCAGATACTAGAGTTTCCGGTTCAATTTGATTTAATCGTTTGATAAATTGCACCGTTCTCTCAATTTCAGCGTGTTCTTGCTCTCTTGCTTGTGCAATGAGTTGCTTATCATTCTTGGTCAATAGCCAATCCCATGACATCGCAAACATTAGACAGCCTCCCTCTTATTATACAGGAGTTCTAAAACTCGCATTGACTTTTCCATATATGCGTCAATTCGGGCATTATGTGCAGTTTCTCGGCTAACAATCGCCTCCTCTAACTGCGCGATCTTAGCGTCTTTGCGCTTGCCTTCTAAGTAGAGATAGGCAAGCAGCACGCCAAAGCCGCCGAACTGCACCGCATATTTGAAAATAATCTCTTCCATTGTTTACACGCTTGCGAGAGTATGTAAAATTGTACGCATTCCTTCTTTATTAAGCAGCGCCAGCACGTCTGTTACTGGCGTGCCATAGAGGGCAACTAAGTCAGCAACTACCAGCCCGGCATTCACGCCGAGAAAGTCTTCAGTTGTAATTGAGTTTCCCGCATCTGTGGCGACATATTCTTCATTAAGTGTTTCCAGGTTAAGTAATGCCCGTGCCACGTCGCGACTTGACTTAATAAAGGCTTCTTTCTGTTGTTGTGTTTTCATAATGTTCCTTTTCGTTATGGAGTTAAAAATATCCGGTTCTCTTCGCCTACAGGCGGAAGTAACCGCGTGATTGTGACAAGGACTCTCCCCTCTGCGACGCCCCCGGCAAGTGTCAGGCATAACGCCTCAAGTGTCACGTGTAGGTTCGGCATCGCGTCCTGGAGCGGCGTCACTTGTACGGCATACCATAAGCTATTAATATCATGTGTTACGATAGCCTGTCCATCGGCATCCAATGTCACAAGTTGTGGCGTTTGTGGTATCATCTCAGCAATGCGTTCAATTTCAACGATTGCTGGATTTGGCGATGGAGGGGCTGGCGCCGGGTCTGGCGTGTTGCCTAAGGCAATCCACGCCTGTATCATCTGATAATGTCCATTCTCCGGGTCATCCGGGACGGACAGCGAACCATTAAGCAGATACCCCGGATTACGCTCTTGTACATTCTGTATATCTTGTATGGTCATAATTTCTCCTTAATAGATTTCCGCATCAACTAACAACAAATTGGTAGAATTACACCAGGCAAGGCTGGCTATAGTTGCTCCGCTAAACCCATTAATAGTAATATGACGTATTCCCGTTCTGGTAGAGCTTAATGCAACAATTGTTGCCTCCGTTCCTTCACGCACCAACGCAGCGGCGACCTCATATATTGATGGGGTATCCGTAAGTAGGGTTGCTGTTGGGGGTGTTCGCATAGGACGCCGTAAAACATGCGTGAATCGTACAGATATGGCATCCACAAAATACCCGAACAACCCATTTCCAACAACTTGGGTATAATACAGACAATCCCATTCATCTACGTATTGTGGCCGCCAATCAAACGGAGTAGGAATCGTCCCGCGCTCAAGTTGTGGATTTGCGACTGTGCCGAGGCTAAAGCGAACCGTGACATCTGAGCCGCCAGTCAGTTCAAAGGTTTCTCCATTCGTTCGCGCCGTGCCATTGACGGTGCATGAAGCCGTGCCTTCCCACGAAATCACGTAATTGCCGCTCTGTACCCATGCACCCTCAATGACTTGCTCTAAGCCCCAGGCTGTCCCATTGGGCGCCGGAATGGTCACGGTGCGCTTACCTTCGCTGTATGCCAAGGTAATCGCCTTCCCGCTGAGCGAAATCCGCCAGCGGTCAAGCGTGTATTCGTTATTTGTCGAGGTATTCGTTCCGCTGATATAGCCGCGCTGGTTGACGGCGAACTGAGCATTGATAAGCAGATTCCGGCGCGTTGGCAACTCCAAAGAGATTGCATCACGCAGCGAGCTATATTTGGCATCATACGCGACCGCTGACGCTGTTGGCGCGTCGGACGTTCCCATGAGATACATATCATCACTGACGATCTGCGCAGCGGTGCGCGTTGTGACATTGAGTCCGCCCGGATAAATTTTATCTGACATGATTAGCGACTCCCTACATAGACCCGGCCGTCTGTATCGGCAACAAAGACCGGATGATGGATTGACCCGACAAAGACATTGCCTATTTTGGTATAGTCAATTGTTGAGAAATTCACGAGTTGCAATGTTAATGTCGAAGTGAAATCATCTAAATTTACGACTTTTTCTCTCAGTTCCCCTATGGCACTTTTCCCAGGGAAAAACTGAAACACGCCTTCGATTTGATCTAACAAATCTAACGGTAAAAATTTGATGTCCTGCCCTAAATAATATACGTTCCACAGCGGATCGGCATATCTGGCTAAGAGGATTGTAACGACTGTGGCCACGCTATTTGTGTTGCGCGTCCAGTTAAAGCTAAGTTCTTGTGAGTATTCTCCATATTTCGCAGCCGATTGTTGGCTTTGTTCGTCATACGTGCGAAAATAGCTAATTTCTCCGCCGGTCTTATATCGCCGGTCTATTTTCGCGTAGCTATTCGCGTAGTTGATCAACAGCCGATTACAGATATTTGAGACATTCTGACCGGCAGACAACGTAATCGCCTCATATTCCTCTATGGTTTCTTTGATATCCTCTGTATTTTGGAGGGTAAAATATCGAATTGCCAGCCTGCCCTCCCCATCATACTCGTGAGTCATGAGAAAGCAAGACAAGATGCTTTTGATCCAATAGGCAAGCGTATTCGCTGTCTGGATCACACCGGCACATGTATATTCACGTAACAAGGCTTCTTCTTTCGCCAGGGCAAAAGAGGTTTCGTCTTTCAGAAACGCACTTGTTCCAAGCGTTGCGGAAACATACGCTAACAAATCCTCAATGATGTCAATGGGGTTTGTGAGCAGCGTTCCCGTCCCATCGCCAACGGATTCACGTCCTTTACAGTTGACTGTAATTATCGCATTTCCTTGATCGCCCCAAAACGTTACGGTCGTAATGTTGCCCTGTCCTTCGTAATCATTACAGGTATTAATCGAATAAAAGGCCGTTTGTAGCTCTCCGTCAACATAGATGGAAAAGACATTGCCATTGGCCTCTGAGAGTACCGGCCATCCGGCGATACAATAGACACGATCCCCTATTTGCGGTGCAACCCATGCCCCGCTATCGCTATTCTCAGTCATATCACCATAAGGCAGCGGTAAATAGGTGTTTTGCTGCCCTAAACTATAATTTTCCGTTGTTCCTGGAATAAACTCCGTGTCATAGCTTAACCGTTCCTCTGGGGTTACAACCTCCAGGTATTCGTCAACCGTGCCCCATTCTTCCCAATCTGCGCCGGAGACCAGATCAAGATCAAGGTCGCCCCCTGAATTGGCCTCCTCTATGATGACGGACTCTGAATCTCCATCATTTTTCCACAAAGCATCATTGACCTGGACATAGTTGACTTCTCCGTCAAAGACCGGTGCAATCCGTATAATATCAGAAGTTGATGGGCTAGTGTCTGTAATATCCCAGACGGAATCAATTACCGCTTCTTCATGCCATTGTTCTATAATTGTTGTTCCATTTACACAACCTAACAATAAGTAATTTTCGTCATCAATGTTAAGCGGGGCAACGCCATACACATTTCCAGCAAACGGGGCAGCAATTTCTTGTAACTCCACGCCTGTAAAGCTAAACACGGTGATCCCGGTTGAATGAGCTAAATATGTTCGTTCATCTGTTCCGCGTGAGACCTGCCAACTATTGGTCGCCGTTGTTGATGTCCACGACCCTAAATAATCCGTATTTGCGCCAAACAATTCCAGCGTTCCAGAATTATCACTACTCACCCAGGCATTTCCGAGGGAATCTAAGACAATTGAATATGGGCGGCTAAGATAAGCTGCGCCAAAAGACCCCAAATAATCCCCGCTAAAACTATAGCGATCTATCCGGTCATTGTTGTAATCACAGACAAGCACAATACTTGTCGGCGTGATAGCAATGCCTTTTCCATATCCAGACACAACATCTCCTTCAAGTTCAAAGGAGGTGATCACTGTGTCAGTTGTTGGGTTAATTCGATAGACCTTTCGCTGGCTGGCGTCCGTTACCCATAAGTAATCATATTCATCTAAATCTAAGCAGAGAGGAGCAATAAGTTGACTTCCCCCTGTATAAGACGCCAAGAAATCTCCTGATGATGTATATTTATCAATCGTTCCATTAGTATAGTTAGCAATATAAATATTGCCATAACGATCCGTTACAATGTCCCTGGTGTCATCTGTTCCCGACAAAAAATCAGTCTGATACACATAAGATAAATCCCTTGATTCAACAATTTCCGTGTATTCATTTCCGCTATTATCATTAATATTCAAAACATAGTCAGTATCATCTTGTATCAAGTCTATTGAGACGTGATGTGAGCCGGCGCCGATGGGAAAGTCAGCCGTAATAGTGGTGTATGTTGGCGTTGCAGATGACACGTCATCACAGAGCGTCACATAGAGGAAATTATCAGCCGTGATTCCAATCTCAATGCGGTTGTT